CAGGTGCCGTATCTGCGGGTTCAGGCGCTTTGAGCGACACTAACATTATCGCTACCATTTGGGACGTAATCAACACTGCTCCTGCTGCTGTAAAAGGTGCTGCTGAAAAGCCAGCTATCTACATGGGACAGGCTGCATGGGAAGCTTACATGCAAGCACAAATCGCTGATGGCAATGGATGGTACTTGACAGGTGGTCCAGAGGTTAACCGTCGTTTCGTAGGTATGTACGATATCTACGTTTGTCCGGGTATGACTGCAAACAATATCATTTTCGCACAGCCTAGCAACTTGATGCTCGGTACATGGCAAGAGAACCAAATGAACGAAGTGTTCATCTTGGATATGCAGAATTTGGATGGATCACAAAACGTACGTTACGGTGCACGTTTCTACTTGGGCGCACAGATTGCGGTTGGTGAAGACATCACCTACTGGGGAGCATAATTAATAATCAAGGGGGTGTAACAGCCCCTTTTTAAAACTATATAAAACATGGCTTGTGAATTAACCACAGGATTTACCCTCGGATGCCTTGAAGGTATCGGAGGTGTTAAAGAAGTATTGATTACCAACTACACTGACCCTGCAACAGGTAACGACTTCATGTCAGGAGTTACCTTTGGCGGTACAGATGGCGAAGTAGATGGATTGCCTACATGGGAAATCTATCGCTACGTTCCATTCCGTAACAGCGGTTCTTACATTGAGACAGTAAACAAGAACTTGGAAACAGGTACTCTTTACTTTTCACAGGAAGTTGGATGGACTTTCGGTAAGTTGAACCAAGAAATGCGCAACGAGTTTTTAAATGTTGCAAAGGCTAAAATGATTGTGTTTGTTCGTACCAATGATGACCAAATCTTGTTGGTTGGAACAACTGAAGGTTCACAGCTTACTGCTGGTACCGTTCAATCGGGACAGCAAAAAGCAGATTTGATGGGTTATCAGGTTACAACCATTGCAGAAAACCTTACACCTGCTGTACACCTTGAGCCGTTTACTTCAGTACCTTTCGATAACTTCGCAGGTATTACCGTAAACCCTGCCTACTAAGGATTGTTTTCCGTTTGTGTTCTTGTTGTATTGTAAAGGGGCAGGTTTTTACTTGCCCCTTTTTAAATAAAGTCAATGATCTATCTCCAAACAAATACAGCTGACCAACAAGTGTTTCTATCACTTGACGAGGCAAGACAATATTTTGCCACACCATTCACTAACTATTTGCTGCTGCTAATACACGAGGAAAACAGCACTACGGGTGAACAACTGGCACAGGTTGCCACCATCCTTAACGAGAATACACGAATCACACAACTCGAAATCACAACCGTTGGCCTTACCTTAGCAGGCAGATACAGGTATGAAGTATACGGACAAAATTCTAGTAGCAATATTAACCCGGCAGCTGGTGTTGTTATTGGTTTGGTTGAGCGTGGATATGCTGTATTGAATCAAAACACACAATGGTTTGATGTGCCTGTTGTAACCATACCAAATGATATAATCTATGAACCATAAGGAATCAAATATAGTATCGCTGAAGCTTAGTGAATACGTAGCTAAAAGTGATGCAGAGAAAGTAGACCGCAAAGGGTGGGTAAACTACGGAGATGCAAATGATTTTCCGCAATACCTACGTGACCTATCACACGAATCACCCGTGCATGGTAGTTTGGTTGTAGCCATTGGTGACATGGTTGCAGGTAAAGGCATCCAGTCTGAACAATATCAAGCCGAACTTGATGCACTTAACGTAGACACTTTAACCTATGCATGTGCAAAGGATTTAAAGTTGTTTGGCGGTTTCTTTATCGAAGTGATTTGGAGCAATGATAGAACGGTTATATCAAAGCTAAACGCTATACCATTTGAAGAATGCCGCATTGCAGTTAATCAAGATGATGAAAGTGAAATAGGTATTTTTCACAGCTACGATTGGGGCAACATTCGCAAGAAGAAAAACACGCCCGAGTTCATTCCGAAATACAACTACCTCACACGTAATGAAGAACCGCGCCAAATCTATTGGTGCTTCACATATACTGGCAGTGACACCTACCCACGCCCCGATTATTGGTCTGCTATCAACTACATCGAGCTAGATAAGCAGATTTCAATTTTCCATATCAACCAAATATCAAACGGTCTTTTCCCTTCTACTATCATCAACTTCTACAACGGGCAGGCAACCCCCGAGCAGAAGCAACAAATGATGATGGACTGGGAGAATAAGATGAGTGGTGCACGTAATGCAGGAAAGGTTGTGATGTTCTTCAACGAACGTGACCAACCTAAAACTGAAATTACTCCATTCCCCGTGAATGATGCGGATAAGCAGTATCAACTGATGGATAATACTGCAACGCAGAAGATAATCACAGCACATCGTGTTACCACGCCTCTTTTATTTGGTATTCGTGACACTGGAGGTGGTTTCGGTTCAAACAAAGACGAAATGGCGGTTGGTCTTGAGATATTCAACAAGCAGGTCATTGAGCCGTATCAAGCAATGATTAACAAGAGCATCGAGGAACTATTGAGCAAGCAATTGCCGGGTGTTAGTTTTGAGATTGTACCTAATACCCCCTTAGTCATTGAGCAAGCAGCAACAGCAAACGTTACTGAAACGGTTGTTGAAACTGCACCTGCATCATTAAATACAGAGCAAATCACATCCATTGTTCAGACAGTATTATCTGCTGCATTGCCACACTTGATGGGCGAAAAAAAAAAAGATGATAGCGAAGTAGGCGAGGCGTTAATCGCATTAGGCGAAGACTGGAAAGAAGATTGGATATTGATTGATGCCTACAACGCAGATGAAGAAATCGAACACGAGTTTGCGGTGCGCACAGGGGCAGCAAGACCGGGTGCAAAGAGTGAGCAAGATGCTATTATCGATGGCAAGTACTTCATCACACGTTATGTGTACGCAGGTAGCTTTACTCATGATAATATGCGCCCATTCTGTAAGAAGATGGTGGAAGCGGGTAAGCTATACCGCAAAGAAGATATCGTAGCTATGGAAAACGTAGCTGTCAATCCCGGATGGGGCCCTAATGGTGCGGACACTTACGACATTTGGTTTTACAAAGGCGGTGGTAATTGCCGCCACTTTTGGGAAAAGCGTGTATATGTAGATGCAAAGGGCGCAAAGATTAATCCTAATGATCCAGATGCAAAGCGTATTGCTGTATCACTTGCTGAACGCATGGGCTATAAGGTGCGTAATAATTCCTTAGTAGCAAAGCTTCCTGAAGACATGCCCTATAATGGCTTCCTACCAACTAACCCTATTTACGGTAATCAATAATTACAACTATGGCAGAAGTACTTTTAATTTCAGAGAACTACATAAAGAAATACACCACCGTGAATGGTAGTGTTGACCCAAATATTTTATACCCTTCGGTATATTTAGCACAGGACAAATGGCTGCTTCCCTTTTTGGGAACTGACTTGCTCAACAAGATTAAGGCTGATGTAGCGGCTAACACAATAGCGGGCAACTATCAAATCTTGTTAGAAGATTACATTCAAAAGATGCTCTTGTGGTGGGTCATGGTGGACGTTACGCCAAACCTTTGCTACCGCATGGACAATGGCACGCTAGTACAACGTCAAAGCGAGGACACCGTACCCGTATCCGATGTAGTCATGAAGGATATGATAGACCGTGCAAGGCAGAACGCCGAGCACTATACCACATTGCTTGTTGACTACCTATGTGCTAACTCAAGTTTGTTTCCGGAATACTCAACAGCTACATGGCCAGACCGTTCACCGCGCACAGATGTGACCAACACGCTCAACTACCAATTCAGCACGGGCAACACGGCTACTTCATTCCGTCCTACCTACTCACGTAATATCATTAACAGAATACCATGAGTGAAAAAAAGACATTGAAACAAGATTACACCGAGCGTTTACGCAAGTATGAGCGTGAGCTTTCACTAAAACTACGAGCCAATGGCAACAAAGAAACAGCCAAACCCGCAACCAAATAAGGTTGATCTAAAAGGATTGCGCTACAAGCTGCAATTAATAGACGGCTTGTGGTCTATACCACTTGCCTTTTTGCTATTTGCTGTATCGGGCACGATGTCGGTTGCCTATTTTGGTGATGCACTCATTAGCACGGAATACATCCAGTATATTGTATTGGCTGCAATGGTGATGGTCTTTGCCAATTTCGTTGTGTTCTTGGGCATCAGATTCAATTTTCGTGCATTGCAACGGGAGATATATAACAAGGAAGTCAAGTATGAAATAAACACCTATTTAACGACATGGCAAAAGGTTGTATTGTACCTGCTCTTATACTCATTCTACTTTGCTGCATACCTGTATATCTTACACATGCTGATGACGGTTACTGCGTAAGGGTAACCTCGGCAGCGTTTGTTGGTGTAAAGGAGAAAGGCGGCAATAACATGGGCTTTAATGACAAGGCTCTTTTGATTCTCATGAAGCAAGAAGGGTGGAAGCCCGGCTATGCGTGGTGCTCATTCTTTGTCATGGCTATGCTCAACGAGTGTGGCATACCTAACACCATCACAGGTTGGTCACCTACGGCCTACAATCGCAACGATGTAATTTTCACCGATGGCAAATTCTTGCAAGCGTTCAGCGATAAGGATGTTTTGGTAATGACCTTATCATACAACTCATTCAAGGGAAAAAGATACAAGGGCATAGGCCACACTGGAATAGTGGACAAGGTATCAAAGTATTCAGTGCGCACCATTGAAGGCAACACTAACGAGCAGGGCATGAGAGAT